TTAAGGGAGTTAACACAGAAGATTCTCCGATTGCACAAGATCCGTCTTTTGCTGATGTCGCAGATAACGCTGTTATTGACAAACGTGGACGTATTGCTGCACGTAAGGGCGTCTCAGTTATAACCACTGATAAAACTGAGTTAGGCACTGATTACGTCCACAAGATACACTACTTTTACGATGACGCAGGTAACGAAGAAGTACTGACGGCTGGTAACAACAAGATAATGACAGGGACAACTACCCTGACTGACGTTACTCCCGCTTCTTACACGATTACTGCTAACAACTGGAAGATTGTAAACTTTAACGACAAGGCTTACTTCTTCCAACGTGGGTACGACCCTCTGGTGTACGATAACGCTACAGGGTTACGTACGTTTACTGTAGCTAATGGCACTGCTACTGATGCTACATTGAAGTGTCACGAGGCTCTAGCGGCTTACGGCAGGCTCTGGGTCGTAGATAACGCAACAGACACCCAGACAATTTATTGGTCTGATCTGTTGATAGGCACAGACTTCACTGGTGGTTCCAGTGGTTCTATAGATGTATCTAAGGCTTGGCCTGATGGATACGATGAAGTAAGGGCGTTAGCAGCACACAACAACGCTCTGATTATATTTGGTAAGCACAGCATACTTGTATACGAAGGAGCGTCTAGTCCAGCTAGTATGGCTCTAGCTGATACTGTAGCTGGAGTTGGGTGCATCTGTAGAAATTCTGTACAGCACATAGGTACAGACGTACTCTTTATGTCTAACTCAGGTCTCAGGAGTCTTGGGCGTACTATTCAAGAGAAGTCTCTGCCTCTGTCCGATCTTAGTTTGAACGTAAAGACTGAGATTGTTAGTTTAATAGAAAACAGAACGCTGCCTACGGCATCTGTGTACAGCCCTGAAAACTCTTTTTATCTAATAGTGTTTCCAGATCAGCAAACAGTGTACTGCTTTGATCTAAAAGGAAGGTTAGAAAACGGAGCGTACAGGGTTACACGATGGACTTCTGTGCCTCACAAGTCTTTTGAGCTAAAGACTGACGGTACGTTGTACATAGGAACCTCTGACGGCATAGGAACTTACTCAGGGTACTCTGATAACACTACGTCTTATCGGTTTAGGTACTACAGTCCCGGTTTGACTTTTGGAGACCCGTCTAAAACAAAGTTGCTCAAGAAACTAAGACCTACCATTGTTGGTGCTAGTGGTACTACAGTATTTATGAAGTGGGCTTACGATTTTGCAACAGACTTTAACACTTACGAGTTTAGTGTAGGCAACCAGACTCCAGCGTACTACGGTGTTGACGAGTTTGGTATAGGTGAGTTTACAGGTGGAGAACTAACCACTAGAAACCCTGTTAATACAACAGGAAACGGTAGTATTATTACGATAGGTTTAGAGGCAGACATCAATGGGTCTTTCTTATCTCTCCAAGAAATTAACGTATTAGCACTTATAGGTAAAACAGTATGAGTAATTATACCAAAACAACTAACTTTACTGCTAAGGACAGTTTACCTTCTGGAGATAGCGGTAAGATCATTCGTGGTAGCGAATTTGACACTGAGTTTAATGATATTGCAACAGCAATTTCTAGTAAGGCAGACACAGCGTCACCTACCTTTACAGGCACTGTGACAATCCCAGCGTTGACGTTTACGGGAACTCTGTCTACAGGAACGATTGACGGAGGTACTTACTAATGGGTTGGATAAGTGACACGCTTGGCGATATTACATCTGGGTTAATTCCCTCTGAAATTGCTAATTTATACGGTTCTTACGACGAGGAAACAGGTACTTTTACACCCTCGTACACTGGAATTACTCCTCCAGACATTACCTTTAAGCCTTTTACGGTAACAGGTCCGTCAGGCAGTACAGTAACAACGACTGCTACTGGAGGCACTACATATGCGTTGTCTCCTGAACAGCAAGCTATGCAACAACAGTTGTTTGGCGGTGCTGGGCAGTTATTTGGTCAGGCTCAGATGCCAACGACTGATCGTGAGGCTGCGGTGTATCAGCGTATACGGGCTGCACAGGCTCCTGAGGAAGAGAGACAGAGGCTTGCACTAGAAGAGCGTCTGGCTCAACAGGGACGCTTAGGTGTGCGTACGTCTATGTTTGGAGGAACGCCTGAAGCACTCGCTATGGAGCAAGCGCAGTCAGAGGCTAGAGATAGGGCTATCTTGGCTGCTATGCAACAGGCGCAAGCAGAGCAAGCACAACAGGCGCAACTAGGTGGTCAGTTCTTGCAGCAGAGCTACGCACCTCAGGCTGCACTCTTGTCTGCCCTTAGTCCTGCCCTAAACGTCGCTGGCATGGCTGACGTAGCACGTAGGCAGCAAGGTGAGTTTGATCTAGAGACCGCTATGTCTAATCTGCAAGCAGAATTAGGACTTAGGACAGGATACGGTAGTCTGTACGGCGGTGTTTACAGCGGTTTGTTGGGAGGCTTAGGCGGTCTTTTGACAGGATCCGGTAAACCTTGGTGGATGCCCTAAAGAGAGGAAAGAATAATGGCTAATATGTCAGGAATAGCTAGTATGCTAGCGCAGTCCGGGGCTAACATCGGACAACAAATAGGAGCGCCTATTTCAGCCTTTGGTCAAGGCTTAGGAGGTATGCTTACTGCTCGTAAAGAGAAACAGAGGGAAGAGGCTGCTGCTCAAGAAGCACAAGCGTTGCTTCAGCAGTACGCTAACAACCCTGCACAGCTAAACGCTCTAGGACAGAAGTACGCTACTGAAGGTAACGATGCGTTGTCTAAGTTGTTTCTTGATGCTGCACAGAAGGCGGTAGCTACTCAAGGAAGAGAGGCGATGGGTACGGGAATTTCAGCAATAGGGTCACAAGACCCGCAAGCTATGCTAGAAGCAGCAGCATCTTTAGCCAAAATACCGGGAATGGAGCAACAGGCTCTTGCTCTTGCAAAAGCTGCAAATGAAGCAAAAAACAAGCAAGCAGAAGAAGTAAAAATGCAAGCTAGAAGGGATAGTCTTTCTCGTCGGGCTTCTGACTTGGGACTTACTGGTTTATCTGAGACCATAATGGAAACTAGCGATGCGTCATTACTAAAAGATATTGCTAAGGACATTAGAGCGCAAGAACTAAAAGGTGTTTCAACAAAAAGTACGGCTGTTCGTAGACGGATTGCTCAGACATCTGGTATTGATGTTAAAACTTTTGACAAATTAGATTTGGCTAATGTATCGGACGCGGAGTTTGACGCTATTATCTTGGGAGAAAAAGGAGATGTTAAGTCTTGGATGACTACCGATGGAAAGATAGTAGCCCTTAGAGTTAATGAGTCGGCTCTTGTGTATGACGAAGCAGACCAAAAGTGGAAACAGCCGGGAGAGATGGGCCTTACTCAAGCACCTCCGCAGGTTCAAAAGGTTGAACAGATTGCGTCTGAGATGGGAACTGAATTGGCTAAAGTAGGTGCTAAAAACTTTACTGAGCTTCAAGATAAAGCTGTGAAGGCTGCTGACACGATTAGGTCTATTGATGAGTCTCTTCCGATGGTAGATGATATGTTTACAGGCGCGTTGGCTAATGTAAAACTGAATGTTAATAGGTACGCAAAAGCGTTTGGTGTAGATTTAGGTGGTCTTGAAGGAATAACTAATACAGAAACTTATGCTGCTATGGCCGCAACACGCGTAGCAGACTACATAACCAACTTAGGTGCTGGTACTGGTTTGTCAGATAAAGACTTAGAGTTTGCAAGGCAGGTTGTGGCAGGAGACGTTAAAGCAGACGCAAGTTCACTTAAGCGTATCCTTAATTCTCTTAGAGATGGAGCAGTAAACAAAATTAACCAGTACAATAAGGTAAGAGAAGACATAAGATCAGGATTAGGTGAGGGACAGTCTGGAGTACTTACATTCTTTCCTGCGGTACAGGTTCCAGAGGGTGGCGTTATGACATATAACTGGGGTGAACTCTAAAAATGAATGTTACACTACCAAACGGCACAGTTCTTAAAAATGTTCCTGATGGGACATCTAAAGAAGAAATAATGCGTAAGGCTATAGCATCTGGAATAGCGACAGAAGAAGATTTTATGCAGCCTCCAGTTAAGCCTTCTTTTTCTGAGAGACTTGCAGAGTCACCTCCTTATTCTGAGCAGGTAAGCCAGAGGTACGAAGAATACGCACCCGGAGAAATTCTGGCTGAAGCAATTCCTGAGTTCCAAAGACGAGCGGAAATAATTGAAAAAAGCGTTCCTTTAACCGATGTAGAGCGCCAAATGGGAATTACAGAGCGTACTCTTCCAATAGCTACTGCAACAACATTGGGAATATCTCAGGCGGCTAGAACAGGTGGAGAACTTGTTGGCGGAGCAATAGGGATATTAGTGCCTGATTCTATACGTATTGGGTCTGAGATGTTGTGGGATGAAGTTAAAAAAGCGCCTTACGTAAGCGTTGCTTTAGGTGCTTTATCTAAAGGCTATGAGTATTATGCTCAATGGAAAAAAGACAACCTTGCTGACGCAGAACAACTTGAGGCTGCTCTTGACATAGGAATACTAGCTACTCCTCAAGTTGGTATTGCTGCTCAGGCTAGAAAAGCAAAAGCTGCTTATAACATGAATAACATAGAAGAGCTAAGGGCAGGTATTTTGCGTATGATGCGCCCAGATAACTTTGAGGGTGCTGGTGAGGTTATTGAAGTAGGACCAACTCGTAAAAAAGTTTATGTGCCTTCCGAAAAAGAAGAAACTGTAAATTTAGTTTTAGAAACTGTTGAAGACATAAATCCTAATAGGTCTTACACCTATAATCACCAAGTAGTTGATAGTGCTGTAGCTGATGCAGACAAAGAGTTAATAGCACACATAAACAAATCAGGAAACCCTAAGTTTGATATAGATACTATTCTAACTGACATGATTGCTGCCATTGAAGATTTTAGTAATCAGCCTGCTTACAAGTTATTAAGTCCAGACGCACAGAGTAAAGCAAAAGAGTTTGCAGCGACTGCTCTTGAAATGCTTCAAAAAAGCAAAGGAGACGCTATGAGTCTTCTACAGGTGCGACGAGAGTTTGATAGATTTTTAACTTCTGGACAACGTAAAGTATTTGATCCTACTGTTGAGTCAGCTAAATCTGCTGCAGGTCAACACGTAAGAAACGTGCTTAATCAGACCTTAAAAGATATTACCGACGGAGACGAGACCCATCACTTGTTAGACCGTATGCACAATCTCCTTATTGCCAAAGATAGACTAAGAGAGGGAAGAGCAAAAGAAGGATCTAATATGTTTTCTAGGACTTGGGAGACTCTAAAGAAAGGAGCAATGCTGCCCGGAACCGCTTTAGGTCTTGCAGCTACTGGAGGAGTCGCAGGTCAACTGTTGACGGAAAGTGTTCTATTGGGTGCAGGTTCTGGTGCGCTTCTGTACGGAGCAGCCAAAGCTATGAGCAAAAAGAATAGATTAAAGTTTTATGCTGCTACTCTGTCTGCTATGGATAAAGCAATTACTATGTATACGGACGACAAAAACTTGGTTGCACAGTTAAAGGCCGACAGAATGTTGCTTGTTGATCTGATAGACGAAACTCGTAAAGAAGAAGAGGAAGAATAAGTGGCAGATGGAATGTTACAACGTATGCGTCAAAACGCCGAAGACCGTATCGCTGACTTCTATGGTCAGTCTAGACGGTACTCTCGTGGTGAAATAGGGCTAGGGGATCAAATGTTACAAGGCGCTGCTAACGCTGTTGGTCTATTTACTGACGTTCCTGCTGAAATGTTTATGACAGCGGCATCTGCAGTAACACCTGATATAATTAAGAAAGGCATCAGGGATATTGGTAATCAGCTTATGGATACTGAAGCAGCTAAAGTTACTGCACAGTACTTACAGCAAAACCCTGATATGGCTAAAAGACTGGGATATGGCTTTGATTTAGCAGAGGTTGTTCCGGGTGTTAAAGGAATTAGGCAGGGTGTTAATGCTTTATCTTTAGAAGCACCAAACAGACAACCTTATTTCTACGGATCAGGAGGAGTAGGTAAGGCTGCCTCTATTGGTGTTACGTCTCCTCAGGCTGTCATGGACACTTTAGACCCAAGGGCGGTAGCGTCTCGCAGAGAAGGCGTACCCATGTCTGTAAAAAGGTCTGCCGCACCTATAACGGAATCAAGAATCCAACGCTTTAATGAACTTCAAGCAAAAACAGACAAAACTGAGGCTGACAATAAGTTTATACGTGATTTTAAAGAGGATTTATCCTACTTAGAAGGCCAGCTAGACCAAACTCAGTTAATACAATATGGTAGAGGAACTGAAACTAAAGGAATAATCAAAGATTTTGAAAATGTTCAGGCAGTAGCTATGGGGCAGCTTGATTCTTCTACCATTAAAACTGCTGTCA